TGACAACCTGTCGAAAGTGGGCAATGGCTTACTTCGGCCACGACTACGCTGCTGAGTATCTTGGTATCCCACCAGACCTCTCGCACTATTCCCTGGGAATCATCACCGCAATCGAGCCGCCCATCCTTGGACGACCTCGACAACTTACCAACCCAACCCGCAAGCAGATACTCCTCGATCCCGAGGATGTCACTCGCGCTAAGTTCCTGGGGGATGGAAACGTCTCCGCAGGTATCCGTAAGGCACTCGCCCAGGCTAGTCTTTGTGACTCAGACCAGGCGGGTTGACAATCACCCCATAAATATGTTATGATGACGTTATACTAACGAGATCGGAGATAAAAAATGAATTTAGACAGCTTTATTGAAAAGAAAATAGACAGTAATGACTTGGATGCTCTGTTTGAAGCCTTCTGTGCTGACGCATGGGAAGACCAGAACCAGACAATCAGGGAAATTGCTACCACACTCCTCAACAACGATCCGCAGGCACTCATGGAGGTAGTTCGTGAACCGTTCTACGAGTACATGAAAAAGATCGCTGACGGTGAGAGCGTAGACCTCACGAACGAAGAGCCCGACAGTTACAATGATGAGCCCGAATACGAACTGTCTGTTGATGACAATGACTATCGCCTGGGCTCGCTCGGCATACTAATCTAAACTGGTCACGCCCGAGTGACCATACCCCGACAGGCAAACGTATGTATGTTTGGCACCATTCAAAACGTATGGCCGTTTGCCTGTCACCATAAACCCTACGAGGCATTAAGCCCAAGGAAACGACAATGAGTAACGAAAAGTTAACCCCTCAACAAGAGGCATTTCTCGACACTGCCAAGACCAAAGGTTCAGTCGCTCTGCGCGCTCGCGCTGGAACCGGCAAAACCTTCAGCCTTCGTGGTTGGGCAGGCAGCACCCGTGCAGGAGGCCTGGCAACCTCTTTCAGCAAATCAACCGTAACTGAGCTGGGCAAGAAGATGCCGCCTAAGTTCCAGTGCAAGACCATGCACGGTATCGGCTACCAAGCGATCCGTAACTCCGGTAAGTTCACAAAGATGGACGCAAGCAAGATCTTCGAAATCACGAAGGTCTTTGCCGAGGACAACGAGATCGAGTTCCGCGACCAGGGCGACTTGCGCAAGCTTGTAAGCCTCGGCAAGTCATTCGGCATCCAGCCGGACTACCGTGGACCCGAAGGCCTCACCGAAGACAGCAAGGAAGCCTGGGAAGCCTTGGCCGAACAGTTCGACATCGACCTCGGGCCTAACACAATCGAGTGGACACGGCAAATACTGATGGAGTCCAACAAGCTCGCAGTTAAAGATGGCATTATCGACTTTGACGATATGCTGTACACTTCGTTGCTGTGGCCGCACAAGTTTCCTCGCTTCCCTGTCATCCTGGCAGACGAGGTACAGGACTTCAACAGCTTGCAGCATCGCATGTTGCGTCGTCTGCTCCTGCCTAACGGTCGCTTGATTGCTGCTGGAGATGATCGCCAAGCAATCTACGCATTCCGCGGAGCCCTCAACGACAGCTACACTCAACTGGTTAATGACTTCGACATGCTTGAGCTTCCACTGACGGTCAGCTTCCGTTGCCCTCGCGCAGTTGTATTCGAGGCTCAGCGCTACGTGCCCGACATCATGCCTGCACCACAGGCTATCGAGGGACTGGTAAGCAACCCTTCCAACCTGGCCCTGGCTGATGTGCCTAAGATAGTCTTGTGCCGCAACAATGCACCGCTAATGCGGCTGGCTCTTGCCTTGCTTGTCAGTGGTCGTACTGTGGAGATTGCCGGTCGGGACGTAGGACAAACCTTAGTCAACCTTACCAAGCGAATGACTAAGAAAAACCTACCAAGCGCAGAGTTCCAAGTTCGCTTGACCGCATGGAGGGAACGTGAGATTAAGAAGTTCCCGAAACGCAAAGCGCGCACTGAGGATAAGTTCTCTGCTTTGTGGGCACTGTCCGAGCACCACCCAGACCTCAAGGCCGTTCAGGACCACTTGGGCAAGCTCTACCCCAACGCAAGTAGGAAAGATCGTCGGCCAGCCGATGTGCATCTGTCTACTATCCACCGGGCAAAGGGCCAGGAGTGGCCGCGGGTTCTGTTCCTTGATCCGCAGCTCCTTCCCTCGAAGTACGCTACCCAAGAACACGAGATAATCCAGGAGGACAACCTCGCATATGTTGCTGTGACTCGCGCCCAGGAAGAACTCGTGTACTGTGCAACTGACGACATTGAGGGGCTAGAGAAATGAAAACAATAGCGCTATGTAAATGGCGAGGGGCACTCATTATTGCTGAGTTCTCTCGCTGTAAGGAGGGCACAACAGGACATTGCCCTGAATGCGGCGCAGCAGAGTTCCACAATCACGCAGGTTGGGTAGAGTGTGACTGTGGCTTCGCCATCACCAAGACTGACTATGACAGAATCATACAGGAGCCGCCCCCGACACAGAACACAATCCTCCAGGTTCTTGACTTCTCTAAGTCTGTTGCGAGGGGAGCCGCACGGTGAACAATACTAACCTCGACTTCAACAAGATCGTAAGCGAACTAGAGCGCTGTGTGGACACAGACGGCAAGACTTTCGTTGTGTTCTGGCTCTACTCGCCTACGACTGAAACCACAGGTGCAGCTAGCCTTACGAAGATTGATCCGGTCAAACAGATCTTCGTGGCTACTGCCAGGGCATCCGAGGACATACTCCTCCCCCACATACCTCCCGAGCCCGGTCTTTGGGAAGTACGTTTCACCGTTATGACTTTCATCGAAGCTAAAAACTATGCAGAGCAAACCCAGCTGGATACTCAGTTTGAAGACCTCTGGAAAAAGGAGACACCAACATGCCATTAACTCCACAACAAGAGCTAGAGATATATCCTCTGCTCGACCGTGTAACTGACCTTAACCCGAATCAAGGTATCCTCTATCACTGCACCACGCGCCGGGCTGATTACCTCGTGCGTATGATCCAGGGACTCCGGTACGACAGTGCCATTGAGTCTATCCAGATCTACCCGCCTGGACACCCTCTCTACGGCCAAGGCTTGTACGCCTATCTGTGGGTGGAAGTCCAGCCCAAAGGCTTGCTTGCAACTAAGCTCGCCCAACCTCACGACTCCGTGATGTGGCGACTGATCCAATGTGCAGCAAACCACAGCACAGTATCCCTGGACGAGGGAACCAAGTTCGGCCAGGCGCGAGTCCGGCTTGCTAGAGCACAAAAGAAGTATCCCGAGATAATGAACAACCTGTATCTCACCAATGACGAGCCGATTATGGTTCGGTATGGAGAACCCTGCGTAGAAGAAATGGTAGTTGTAGACATTGACCTCGACCCAGCCAGACCCATACCGGAGCCTACTGCCGAGCAAAAGGCTAAGTCAGACGCCCTGACCCCATATAAAAAGCCGTATTAATTATATGGGGTAGTGGGGTTGACAACGTGCCGTATTTATGTCATCATTACGGGGTGGTTACGGAAACCGACCGACCACCCGAAAATCAACCTACCAAACTTCTAGGAGCAACAAAATGCAAAAAACAGACGAAACCCCGATGCGCGCTCGTGTTATTCAAGGTGATGCCTATGCCGATGCTGGCACCCCGGACTTTGCCTTTCAGATTCCCCAGCCTTTCCAGCCGTCTAGCTTCGAGGGTCTGTCTGATCTCGGCGTAAACGCTGCTGGCTTCTCCAACGCAGCTAACCAGTTGCTTGCCGAGAACCTGGGAAACAACATGGCTGGTCGCGTCAAGAAAGCTGTCAAGGATGGCACAGACCTGCCTACCCAAGAAGATATGGATGCCCTCTACGGTGCCTATGACTTCTCCGGTATTCGCGTCTCTGCCCTGGCCAGTGGTTCCTTGTTCGATAAGATCATGTTCCGCAACGCAGGCCAGTTCATCCGTCGCCTCATCAAGCAGAAAGGTTATCAGGAGCAAGCTGCTCCCGTTACTGTTGCTCGTAAAGGCACTGAGCCGGACGAAGGCCAAGTCTCCTACGACACCTTTGAAGGTGAAACTGGCAAGCTCATGAACGGCGAAGGCCCCTGGGGTGAAGTACAAGCCTTTATGGACCTGCGTGAGGAACTGATTGCAGCTTCCCATGCCGAAGAAGAGCGTGTACGCGCTTCTGAGAAAGCCGCTGAAGAGAAGCTGAGCGAACTGTCTCTGAGCTAAGCACGAACCTCGGCTGAACCTAGCCGATACAGAGAGGGGGGAGCGATCCCCCTTCTTTTTCACCTACCCATACATACATTGTAAACAAGTTTCGGAGATCTCCTGATGGCCCAGAATAAATTACCCGATGTGGCTCCTCGGACCGTTCGAGTCCACATCCCAACTTACAACGCGATTCTGGAGTTTTTCCGTTTGTCTCCCTCTGGCCTTCGTGGTAGTGATGCAATCCGACAAGTCCTAATGCAATTCGGTAAGTACTGTGAGGACCAGATGAAAGCCGGTCGCACAGCATCTACCCGCGACTTGCTCGAAGCAGAGAAGACTTTCCATCGTATCATGGATAACGATCCTATAGGTAAAACTGAAGGAGAACCTACTGATGATTGAAGCCCCGGCACCCGAGCCTGACTTCACTCAAACCCTCAACGACCTGTTGACTTCAGCCGCTGCCGAGTGGTCCCCTGAACACCGGCTCCGTCTTGTCGAATCGCTCCGTACTCAGCGTGAGCGCTGGAACCAAGAACAAGCAAGTGGTTCTAAGAAGCGTGTTACTAGCAAACAGGTTAATGCCCCTGCACAGGGCAAAAAGAAACTGGCCCTTGACGGTTTGAAACTGTAAACTAACCCAACTACTACTCGAAGGAGTATATCATGGCTAAAGAAACATTTCTAATTTGTTCAGCAAACCCCGCAACTCTCCTGACCAACCTGAACACAGGTTATTTCTCGTCCTCAAGCATCATTGCCTGGGGTGGCTCAGAGATTCCCGAGGGTTGGTTCAAGCTGGGTGTCTGGGAGCTTGACACGGACTCAATCAACGTCGAAGACCTTACCCGCAAGGCGCTCAGTACCCTGGACGAGACTGAAAAAACACTCAGGGCTGAACTTCACGTGAAGCTCAAAACAATCGAAGAGACGCGGCAATCCATCCTGGCCTTGCCCTGCCTACCTGTTGTGGAGAAAGACTGATGGAGCCTGAAGTAACCTACCGAGGGATGCTTGACATGCAGGTCTGTGTCCCTACCGACTACACTGACGAGCAAGCCCTTGAATTTGCTGGTCGTGAGAATCCCTGCGGCACCACAAACGGCTGGGCTATTCGCAAGGCCGGTGACAAAGCCCTGCTTGACTCGCCTGAGCGCCAGCCCTGTGCTGACCGTGAAGGCTGTGTTCATATAATGCTCGACGCATAACGGAGAATAAGAATGAAGGAAGCAAAGTATTTCAGGAAAGGCAGAACTATCCGCGGTCCATCTGGTGACACAACACACAGCTCAATCAACGCAGCCAAGCGTGAATGTCGTCTGCTTCATGCAAGCAACGGCGCGGGTTCTGTGCTTGTAGTCGATGCCCTGCCTGCTAAGAAGTCCGATGATTGATCTTGCAGCCCTGAGAGTCGGGGATAAGGTTCGTTACCAGCCAGCCCACTATGCTCCAAGCATGTGGGAGAATGGCAAGGTAAAAGAAATTCCTGACTCTGCAACAGACCCATACACTACGGTTGGCTACAACTGTGTTCGGGTAGTCTATCACTGTGATGGAGACTGGCTTAATTTCAAGGATTACACCAGCGCCCTCACCAGTATTAACGACCTGCAAAAAGGCTGGAGACACTAAGATGCAATTCTATAACCCGTGGACAGACGAAATCCTGAACGAAGGGGATGAAAACGATCACAAGCTTATCCCGCTTGGCAACCCCTATCATAATGACGAGAACTCGTCCATGAAGGATGGCATCCAGTTTGCCTGGGATAACACTAGCCTTGGTTGGTTCAAGACCTGCCCTCGCAAATACCACTTCCACATGATCCAGGGGTGGACGTACAAAGTCATGCCACCGCCTCTTGCCTTCGGAATTTACATTCACCGGCTGTTCCAGACCTGGCATCAACTGCTTGCCTCCGACATGGATAAGACTGAGTGCTTGCTTAGGTGTGTCAAACTGGCCGGATTGTTGGGAGAGAAGCTTCCAAAAGGTGACACTGCCCGTCAAAAGGAGCAACTTGTCCGGGCTTTTGTCTGGTATATTGAGCAGTTCTGGGATGATCCAGCCAAAACCGTGATACTTTCTGACGGTACACCAGCAGTTGAATACTCATTCACCCTGCCTTTCTTCGAGCATAACGGCGAACAGGTGTTTCTGTGCGGCCACATTGACCGCTACGCTGAGTGGCAGGGTAAAGTAATGGCTTGTGACTACAAATCTACCAAGTATGGCTTGGATCGTAGGTTCTTTGACAAGTTTAAGCCCAACGCACAGTTCGCTACTTACGCGTCCGTGAGCCATATTATTGCGGCGGAGACTCACGATTTGCCTTCCGCCGATGGATTGATGCTCGATGCCGTTCAGCTTGGCGTAAATTTCAACCGCTATCAGCGCCAAGTTATCCCCTTCTCACTGGAAGAGGTAGATGAACACATCAAGGGCATGACATTTTGGATCACTCGCGCCAGGGAAGCCTCAGAAGAAGGGTACTTTCCTGCGAATGAAGAGTCATGTGGCAACTACGGTGGCTGTGAATTCCGTGAAATCTGCTCCAAAGCACCTGCCCGGCGGCAAGATTACCTCCGCGGGCACTTCGTTAAGAAAATCTGGGACCCATTGAGATCAAGATAATGAATGATATAGTAACGAAAGATGACCTGCTCGACATAATCAACACTCCACAACCCGAAAGGAGCACCACCATGAACACAGTTTCCGTATCCCGACCCGCTAACCGTCTTGAAGCAGGCGCAGAGAGAGTTGCTGTAGACAAACCTTCAGCCCTCAATGATGCTATCAACGAGATAGATTCAGTATCCATCCGACTGGCTACCTTGCTTGCACGAATAGCTGGGCACGAACAGGAGAGTCCAAAGGCAGAACCACCGCACCAGATGACTTTGGCTACCGTGCTCGAAAGCGGCCCCGCTTTCATCCGTGAGAAGGTGTCCATTCAGCAGCATCACCTGGACGAAATCGAAAGCATCCTTTTCGGTTAGCGTAGTCATTTGACAAATCACGACCGTTGTGATAGAATGGTCAATTAACTCAGAAATGGGAGGACAGAAATGTCTAAGCTTACAGTAGAAACAACCGCTCCATTTATCAAGATGATGTTCCTCGGCTACTCTGGCGAGGGTAAATCTTCCGCTCTTGTTCCACTCTCTATTCCCGGCTTCCGTGATGGTCCAGGCTATGAACTTCGTTGGTTGGACTTTGATGGAAAGGCAGAAGAAACGATACGCTCTACTCTGGCTCGCCTTCGTCGGGAAAAGAAAATCACTGACGAGCAGTACAAAATCGCCTTGACTGAAAACAATGACGTTATAAAATGCACCGAGTCAACTGGTATTGTATCTGCTCGTGAAGGTAAGAAGACTATCAAGAAGATTGGTGTCTCTGGTCCTGCGACATCCTGGCCCAATGCGGTTAAAGCCCTCGGTGCCTGGGAACGCTCGTGGGACGACACCAAGATTCTTATCGTTGATTCCTTCACCTTTGCTGTTCAAGCTATGGTCAAGTACGACCAGGAATTGAATGGACGAGCTAACCAAACCCTCAAGTGGCAAGAGTTTCAAGGCCCGCAAGCTATGGCTGAGACTCTTATGACACTTGCTGGCGACTTGCCTACCAACGTAATCGTTACTGGCCACCAGGACCCCCTGGAACTTTATAAAGCTACGGACCAGAAAGACGACAAGGGTGTGCAGGTCGAAGAATTAGTGGATACCTTAATGGTTCCTATCTCGATTGGTCGAGCCGGGCGTATGAAGTTGCCTGCTCGTTTTAATCATCTCCTGCTTGCGACTTCCGAAGGCGCAGGGGATGCTACGAAACGGTGGATTTACACCAAGTCTCGCAAAGGGGTAGTGACTAAGACCCCATACTTCGGTACCTGTGAGGGTCGATACCCGATTGAAACTGGGCTCGTTGACTACTTTAAGATACGCGACCGCCTCGCAGGTGAAGGCTAACCAAACCAACTGAGAAGGAAACAAGCTATGCCTAAGATTAAATCCAAGTGGCAGCAAGCCCTTGACACACTGACTCCTGCAAAGCGTAAAAGCATCCTTGGTGATGCCCAGCGTCTGCGTAGGGAAACCCTGATCATTCCATTGCAGTCTGGTCGCAAGGCCAACGTCAATAGAAAGTCTGTCTTGGTCTACTTGAAGTCTCAGTAGACCCGAGCCAAACCGTATTGCTACTTGGATTCGGGCAAAGTAGCAATACCCTAACTCCCGCCCGTAATAACTAACGAGGATAGACAGATGCCATCTGTAAACGACCTTTTAAAAACTAGCGGCTCGACCTTCAAGGCTCCGCCCCGCTTCCCTGCTGGTAACTATATCGTAGCCATTCAAGGCTATGAGATGTTGCCGTTTGCATGGAAGAACTCCGGTGTGTACGGTCTGGCTTACGTGCCTACTGTGCGTTGCATTTCCAGTGTTGAAGCCGACGATGACTCCAACCCTGAACTGCAGGCAGACCAGCAAACTGGCCTGGACACCTACGGTAACTGGACGGAGAAAGACTTCCACTTCCAGTACAAGGATAAGGAGTCTGGCGAGAACCGCGCCACTGTTTCCGAAATCAACTTCCCCCTCATCGAGACTGATGAAGATGGAGATGCTCTTGGAATCTTCGAGAAGTTCGCCTGGCGCTTCTTCATGCGCGAAGATGACGGAACCGAAACTGGCTTCGTTGTTGACGTTCTGGGTATGTCTGATCTGGCCGAGAAAGAGCTGGGCGACATCATGGAGGACACCGTTGGTAAGCAGTTCATGGTGCAGTTTGACTATGAGCCTAACCAAGACCCGAGCCGTCCGCCGAACTTTGTGATCTCTAGCATCACCTGCTTGGCTTAGGTTTTTCGACCTGAGTTCCTTTCCCCTTCGGGGGAGAGGGCTTTCAAGGGAAGGTCTTTGTCGTGGCAGTTTTCCCCAACTGCCTACAGTCCCGAGCGATAAGGGCCTTCCACTTGAGAGTGCAGCAGCAATACATGGCTAGCGGGTTTTCACTCCTAAGGTTTTCCTGCTTGTGCTGCTGCGCTCTCTATACTACAGACCATTAACCTATTACGGAGCTAATAATGTTCTCAAACCGAGTAGTCCTTGTTCCCCTGTCTGACGTAGTTATCGAGCGAGATAAACGCCAGCGCACCTCCATCACTCCGGAGTCTGTGCTTGAACTGGCTGAATCTATCGGCACCAGTCAATGGATCGCACCCATTCTGATCGACCAAGATACTAACCGGATTGTAGCTGGCGAACGTCGCTTCACAGCCACAACCCTTCTCAACAATGCTGTCAATGGAGACTATTCTACCTTTGATGACCCTGTTGCAGCCAAACTAATTCTCTATCCTGTGCAGACTTGCAAGGTAGAATCGTGGCACAACTGGTCAAAGATACCTGCCCAGCTTGGTAGCAACTTCACCGATCTTGACCTGCTTTCTTACGAGTTCATCGAGAACCACCAGCGTTTGGACTTGACTTGGCAGGACAAAGCCAAAGCAGTCTACCAACTCCACGCCGAGGGGATCAAAGTCGAGGGCGGTAAATGGAACAACGCCAGGAGCGGTAAGTCAACCGGGCTGGATCATTCCACTGTAGCCAAGTACCTAAAGGTCTGGCGTCCGATGGAGGATGAACCGACACCAGAGGTCAAGCTCATCGTCCGGGAGTCACCCACTCTCAATGCAGCCCTTCAGTCTTTGACTCGCTATATCAGTCGCAGACAAGATGATGTCGTGTCACTCAAGAACACAGGTATTTCTGTTGAAAGTGCCGATGACCTGCCAGAGCTTACCCTGGGAGGTGATGGTCCGAATCCTATCCCTCGGCCTGGACCTGCTCCCGGTACACCGAAGCCTTTAATCGGTGGCTTAGACTCTCTTGACGATGGGGAAGAGTGGGAAAATTTGGGCGAAGAACTTTCGTTTGCTGAGACAATCATGTTCCACGATAACGCGCATGAGTGGGCAGCCGCATACAAAGGCGAAGCATTCAACTTCATTCACTGCGACTTCCCTTATGGTATCGACTTCAACACTGGCCCGCAAGGGAGGTCAGTTGATGCTCAGTTGACTGGTGATTACGATGACAGCCCCGAAGTATATTGGGACTTGCTTAACACACTTGCTGCCCATCGAGAGCGTCTGATTGCTGAGTCTGCGCATGTGATGTTCTGGTTCTCTCAAAACCTGGAAGAAGAAACGAAAGCGTTCTTCCGCGAAGTCTTTCCCGATGCAACAGTCCAGACATTCAAACTGATCTGGCACTGTTCAGATGGTGACGGTATTGTACCTGACCCTCAACGCTATGGTCGCCGGACTTATGAGACTGCTATGCTCCTTACCTTTGGCGACCGCAAGATCGTGTCTCCGAAAGCTCTCAGTGTGGCTGCCCCTCGTGGTGCGAAGTCCCGTATCCACCGGAGCATGAAGCCTCCTCAAGTCCTTCACCATTTCATGAGCATGTTCGTGGACGATGCAAGCTCTGTCCTCGATCTAACTGCTGGCAGTGGTTCATCCCTGCTTGTTGCTCACCAGCTTCGGGCCAACAGGATCGTCGGCCTTGAACTTGACGAAGAGAACTACCACGCTGCTGTCAAGTTTCTCAATGAAAGACAGGATGTTATCAGCCTTTAGGAGATCAATGCTATGTTGAAACGTAAGTATAAACCAGAGACTAGGGAAGAACGGATAGAGAAGGCAAAGCGGTCAGTCCACAACCGGGCATTCCTGAACCGCCAGTTTATAGGGTGGAGCCAGGTAATCTGGGAAACCTGGAAGGCTGCCATGCTGGAGATGCGGGGCAAGGATAAAGGAGATACATCATGAGTCACCACGGCCAGCACCCTGAAGACCTTGAGCCTCTGATTAAGGAGCTGCAAGAACACCAAGAGCGCCTGGAAGAAAAGTTTCCTGACGGGAAATTAACTGAGTCAGATGAAGGCGCGCTGGCCTTTTCTGTCTCTACAAAAGGAGATAAAGTAGTAGTCATCTTTGCCGAACCGACAACATGGCTGGGAATGACAGGAGATCAAGCTGCCGCGCTGGGGGCAATATTAATACAGCGTGGTAAAGAAGTAGGCTTAACCAAACCATTAACTATCACACTTTAAAAGGAAACACCATTATGTTACTTGGAGTAACCGATACAGAAACCACCGGAATAGTTCGTGACTTCCGCAGCCCTGATGCACCATACTTGGCTTCGATTACAGCTATCATCTACGACACTGACACCCAGCGTGTTCAAGCGTCATTCAATACCATGATCCAGCCTGTTGATTGGGATATGCCTCCCGAAGCAGGAGCAATTAACGGATTGGAAACCGAAGTCCTCGCGGCCTATGGTCTGCCTATCGAGCTAGTCCTGCCTGTTGTGATGGAGTTGTTCCGTCCAGTAGATGTTATTGTCGGCCACAACATTGCTTTCGACATAAAGATGTTGGCTTCTGGACTCTACCGTTGTGATATGCTCGACGACCTCGACAGCATTCTTGGCAAGGAAGTCTACTGCACCATGCGGGAGTCCAAGGACATCGTGCAGGCCAAGAATGTGCGCGGCCATCTCAAGCTCCCGAAGCTCACTGAAGCCTACGAGTATTTCTTTGACCGTCCCCTGGACAACAGCCACAGTGCAAACGCCGATGCGGTAGCTGCGCTCGAACTGTATCTGGCTATCAAAGAGCACCAGGCGGACAGCCCCGAAAGCGAAATCTCACTCTAACCTTTCCCAATAAGGAGCCCGAAATGGCTAAGAAACTTTTATCCCTAAGTTCTGATCAGCAAAAGGTACTCGATGCAATTGTCCTGTGGGTACAGGTAGGTGGCACTGCCAAACCCATTCTGACTGTCGGTGGATTCGCTGGCACTGGCAAGACTACCATCCTTGCTCACCTGGCAATGGCTCTGCCAGACCTCCGCATTGCCTTTATGTCCCTCACTGGCAAGGCAGTCAACGTGATGAAAAGGAAGCTGGGCGAGTATGGTAGTGTGTCTACTATCCACGCCTTCCAATACTTCCCTATCATTGACGAGAAGACTCAGACTATTCTTGGCTGGGAGCACCGTGGTATGGCTGAGGATGGAGCCTTCGTTAATGAAGGTCAAATCCCCTTTGTTGACTTGATCGTTATCGACGAGGCCAGCATGGTCAGTGGTTCAGTATTGAGCGACCTCAAAGCCTACGAGCGCCCGATCCTCGGTATCGGAGATCACGGCCAGCTTCCTTCCGTCGGAGACTCAGCTGGTTTGATGGACGATCCTGATCTAAAGCTGGAGAAAATCCACCGACAGGCTGAGGATAATCCCATCTTGAAAGTGGCTACGATTGCTAGACGGAGAGGCTATCTTGCAACCAAGGACCACGCCGCAAAAGTTCGTGTTCTTGACCAGAATAATATTCCGCCAGAGGTTGAGAAAATATTCCTCACTCCTGATCCAGACACCCTCGTTATTACTGGCTCCAACGTACAACGAGTCGGTATCAATCAGAGAATTCTGTCTGGAATAGGACGCAAGCCGCACGAGACTGACCGGCCACACGAAGGCGACCGTGTACTATGCCTGAAGAATGACCGTGTATCTGGGTTGTTCAACGGAGCACAAGCTACGGTCAAGGAGATCAAGAACGAGTATGCAAACTGGATGGAGGTCGTTCTCGATGTTGATGGCTTCCCCAAACCTATCGAGTGCAAGATGGCATACTGGGCCTTCAATGCGCCCAAGCCTGTCCAGCCACAAGACCGGCCTCCAGGAATCCCTTTCGATTACGGTTACTGCCTGACCTGTCACAAGGCTCAAGGTAGTGAGAGCAAACGTGTCGTGGTGGTTGGCTCCGGGTTCGGAGATAATGACATGCGCAGGCGCTGGCTGTATACTGCTGTCACTCGTGCTCAAGAAGAACTCTACGTATTGAGGTAATGACCATGACACCTGAACAAGCAGCAGCCTATGTCCACGCTCAAGCCGTCGCCGCAACAGCTGCTATTGAATCAATGAAGGCAGAGAACTTTATGCGAGAGCAACAAGGATTAGCCCAGGCATACGGAGAGCAAGCGTTCTATGATGTTATCAACGAGTATGGAATCCACCATAACGCTGTCATCACAATATTTCAAGGAGCAAACTAATGCCTTCTATGCGACCAATGCTGGCCTGTAACGACACAGTTCTTACCGACCGCAACTATGACCGCATCACTTACCCAGTGTTTGCATCGACCAAGCTTGACGGTCGGCGCAACATTGTCAATGCAGCAGGTACACCACTCAGCCGGACTGGTAAACTGTTGCCTAACCTACACACCCGGAAGGTTATTCGTGAAGCTCGCCTTATCGGTATGGATGGGGAGCTAATCTCTGGTTCCCCGACTGACCCGAACGCAATGCAGAAGGCGCACTCAGCTTTCTCTTCTGTTCATGGTGAGCCTGCTTTCTCTTTCCATATCTTCGACAACTGGTTACGAGCCAAGACCACGTATCAGAACTACTGGCCTGAGCTTGAAGCTGCCAGTGATAAGCTACCGGAGTGGGCTACCATAGTCCCGCAACTTATCATCACTTCCCCTGAAGATCTCGATGACTTTGTGAAAGAAGTTACTCGTCTGGGCTATGAAGGTGCAGTGATTCGTTCATTCTACTCTCCTTACAAGCATGGCAGATCAACCTGGAAACAGGGATGGATGCTGAAGGCCAAGGAATATGAGTACACTGAAGGTAAAATTATCAGCTTGAAACAGGCAATGCACAATGCAAACGATGCAGAGTTTGACGAACTAGGCTACACCAAGCGTTCGACTCATGCCTCTGGCAAGATCCCCGCTAACACCCTTGGCTCCTTCATTGTCAAGCACCCATCCTCAGAGGAACCCTTCGGTGTAGCAACAGGTAACTTGAATGCTTCGGAAAAGAAACAGCTGTGGGACATGCGAAAGAAAGTAGCTTGTGGTTCCTGCGTTGGGCTAACTATTACCTTCAAGCACTTTGCCCAGTCCGGTGTCCGTAACAAACCTCGTCATGCACAGTTCGTAGCCTTTCGTGCTGCTTCAGATATGTAAGGAATGAATAATGAAACCAGCAAAACTAATGGTCTGCGGCCACGGAAGACACGGAAAGGATACGTTCTGCGAACTCATGGAGCCGTGGAAATTTGTATCATCTAGTCTGTTCGTGGCTGAGGCTGCTGTCTATCCTACCCTCTGGTCCAGGCACGGCTATACTTCACTGGAGCAGTGTTATGCCGACAGGCACAACCACCGAGACGAGTGGCACAATCTTATTCGGGACTACAACGAACATGATCGAGCCAGACTTGCTCGTGAGTTGTATCTTGAATATGACATCTACTGTGGCATACGCTGGCACGAAGAATTCCTTGCTGCTCAAGAGGAGGGTTTGTTCAAGCTGTCTATCTGGATTGATGCTTCTAAACGCTTGCCTGCTGAAGGCACGGACAGCAACACCATCTTGCCTGAGCACTGTGATCTAATCATCGAGAACAACGGGACACTCGCAGAGTTTACGGCGAAAGTTCACAGGCTCAAAGACTGTCTACTCAGAGGAGCGCACTATGGATAAGCGTAATCGACAGACTCGCCTGGAGTCTATGTTCGAGGTTGCTATCAACATAGCCTCTGGCTTTATAGTCTCCTATTGTCTGTGGATATTTATAGTTCCGATTATCTGGCCTGAACATGCCTCCTCTATGGGCACAGCATTTGGCATTACAGCCCTGTTCACTGTGACTTCAGTTCTGCGTTCCTACGCTTGGCGAAGGTTCTTTGAGCGTGAGATTCACCGGCTGCTTATGCGAGCTTTTAGATTACAGAACGGGAAGAACAATGCAGGTTAATTCAAAAATAAAGCTAGTCCTCGTCCAGCATTACCACGACAAGTGGGTAGAGTGTTGTGAGTCTGAGCCTATACACGTTCGCGCTATGTATAAGCACTGCGCCGGGGCTACCTCTGTGCGGCAGAGCGTCTTTGATGATGAGGTTCGCTTCACTCTTTTCTGCCACGGTATCCAGTCTTTCGACATGAGGGAGAAAGACCAGTGATACCGAAGCCGCTTGACAACACATTAACAATCCGGTATAATGGTTTGTTTAGGGAGACAAAAACTGTGTGCATTCGGGGCTTACTGTGACTGACATAGTATTCATTGGTGAAGCCTGGGGTGAGTACGAGGCACGTTTCCAAACTCCCTTCGTCGGTCCCGCTGGACAAGAGCTTGCTCGTATGCTGGCTCAGGCTGGGTTCGGTAACGAGCCACTTCCCTACAACTATGTCTCTTCGGTTCGCATGATCCCATACTGGGGGAAGACTGATTTTGCTTTCCTCAACGTATTCAACGAGCGCCCGATAAAAAATAATGTTGAACGGTTCTATGCTCGGCCAGCTGAGAAAGTCCCCGTTGACAAAGCTCTTCCGTCCCGACGATTCGGAACCTCTAACTACTACGTCAGACAAGAATACGCTTATCATGTCTATGAACTACATGAGCGGCTTGAAGCCTTGAAGCCCAATGCTATCGTTGCCCTCGGTAACACTGCATTGTGGGCGCTGCGCCTGATGCCAGCAATATCTAAGTTGCGAGGCAACATCATCGAGTCCAAGTGGGGCAAGGTTATTCCAACCTTCCACCCTGCAATGGTGCTGCGTAACTGGTCGAACAGAACTATCTCGGTTCTCGACCTCAACAAAGCACGGAGAGAATCCAAGAAGCCAGGCATTCAATTGCTTGAACGACTGATCTGGACTGAGCCTACGCTCGACGATCTGTACCTGTGGTGGGATGAGCACGGTAGCAAGGCTGAAGAACTTGCCGTGGATATTGAGACTGTACGCAGAGTCCAGGTTGCAGAACTCGGGTTCGCTTCCTCCCCTACAATGGCCCTGCATATCCCATTTGTCTACAAAGATGGTGGCCAGTATGTATCCTATTGGAAGACAGCTGAAGAAGAAGTTAAGGCCTGGGACTTTGTAGACATGGTGTTCAGATCGCGAGTCCCTAAGATCGGACAGAACGTATGCCAGTATGATGCCTACTTCATGGCCAAGACCTTGGGCATTCCTTTGCTCAACATCACCAACGACACTATGACAATGGCCCACTGTTGGCAGCCAGAATTAGAAAAGAGTTTGGGCTTCCTTGGCTCAATCTTTTTAACCGAACGCGAGTGGAAATCCATTCGTACTCATACCGATAAGGAGGACTTCTGATGGACGAGATACTGCTGATGATTAGAGATTGTGAGAGGCGTGAGTCAAAACTATCTGATTGGGAGCGAGGTTTTATTGATAGCCTTAGTGACCGAATCGGACTTGGCAGGGGAGTAACCAAGCTACAAGAAGATAAACTTGAGGACATTTGGACTCGAGTAACTAAAGAGGGGTAGTATTATGGTACGTAGGAAGAAAAAGAAAAGAGCTGTCACGCCAATGCTTAAACGCAACTGGCTAATCTACAGAACCAAAGGGGCTATCTCAATCTTCGAAGACGAGTTTCTTGATACTCTCTCTATTGAGTCACGAGTCAAGGCTACGTCTGCTATAAAGGCGTTGAAGGCTTTCCTTGCTTCCGTAGCGGAACACGACTAACTATGAAGGTTATCAACACAGCTACAGCAAATCCCGCCATCATGTCTACGCTAGACAGACTTGCTCTGTACTCCGGTATGGACAACTTGACTCTGTTCGAGATTCGGGATGGGATTGCTGAGCTGATGGACGATACACGCTGGGCTACCTATCACTTTGAAATGGAGTTGCAGGCGGCCCTGCTTGATATGTCTTTTACTGGCATCCCTGTTGACCAGCAAGCTCGACGCCAGATGCAGGATGAATTCAACCAGATCAAGGTTGACTTGACTGAGTATCTTAATGAGATGTTAGAGGCCATTGGATACTTTGATTACTACATCAACATGGCTCGCAATGAGTTCTCCATAGCATCTGGTATCTCGATGGAGGAGCTTCCCATTGACTGGGATGAGTGGAAGAGTCGAACGATTCAATGGCGCAAGTGGGTCAAGCAGGAGACCCCTAACGAGAATGATCTGAAAGCCTATCAAAAAGCTCTCAAGGAAGGCTACGAGTTCAATCCCGTTTCCGCGCCTCAGAAGCTCAAGCTATACTATCATTTCTTCGGGCACCCTGACAACTCGACCGCAGCCGACTACCTGTTTGCTCCGCCCTGGCTGAAGTCCTTTGGGATCAAGGAGCACAAGGGGAAGAAGACCAATGGAACGTATGGGCCTACCACTAATCGGGACGCCCTGGAAAAGGTTATCACCGCTTCAACCAAGGGAGATAAGTACGCAGCTTATTGGGCCTCTGCCTTTGCCAAGGTCTGTCTAGAAATCTCAGATGTTACTAAGTCGTTAGGTTTCCTCAACTGCAAGCTCGACAATGGAATCTTCCGTGCCAGCTTTGGAGCTGTGACTGAAACCGGGCGACTCAATAGTAACAAGAACCCGATGGACTACGGCTCCAACGCGCAGAACATCACTCCCAAACTGAGGCATGTGTTGACCTGTCCTCCTGGTTGGAAGATCGCTGCCCCTGACTACGCGCAGATTGAATCCAGAAACGTAGGTGCAATATGCTTCGTCCGATTCGATATGGACGCTTACCTTTCAGCCTCTGAATGCGGTGACCTCCATACGCTGGTTTGTTCAATGGTATGGGAGGACATGCCGTGGCCCGAGGACTTTACCCTGGACAACCTGTTCAAGCATGGACCTTTCCCCAAGGATATTATCAAGGCTGCAAAGAAGTTAGCAGGTGGAGTATTCTATCGGCACTTCACCTACCGGGATGCTGTGAAGCGTCTTGGTCATGGCAGTAACTACATGGGCAAGCCTGCTCATATGGCTACACAGACTCGTATCCCGAAAGCACTGATCGAGCACTTCCAGGACCACTACTTCGGAGTGTTCCCTGAAATCCCTCGGTGGCATGATTGGGTGGCTGAGATTGTACAGATTGAGGGTGAGATCACTACCCTTCTTGGACGCTCTCGCCGGTTCTTCGGCAGGCCCAACGAGGACAAGACAATCCGTGAAGCCGTGGCCTATGAACCGCAATCAATGGGAGCGGATTATACCAACAAAGCCCTGCTCGACATTCACAAGGCCGCGCAAAGCGGTAAGTTACCTATCAAAATATTCCTCCAGAAGCATGACGAGATTGGCTTCCGCTTCCTCGAAGAGAATGAGGACATGGTTATTCCTATTGTCCGTGAGCTTATGGAAAACAAGATCACACTTACCAGCCCCTCCGGTCGCACTCGCGAGTGGTATGTCCCGACTGAGTTCGAGTCCGGCTGGAACCTGGGTGTGGTAGGGTCGGAGTACTATGCCCCGAACGGCCCTAACCCTAACGGACTGTCCCATGTAGATAGCAGCCGTGTTCGTACTAAACCTAAACATTGGTCCAACTGGAAACTCTAAGGAGACCCACTATGAAAGATAAACCCGTAAACACAACTGACCTGAAAATTATACCTGGCCCGA